GCAGTTGAGTTTTGATAGAGAACGACCAGAGTGGTGCGAAAACTTTGCGGCTTATATCGAAGCCAAACTAAAGGAGAAGAATTGTGGCTGACGTAATTACGTTAGACGTACTTATTGCAGCCGGTGTATTTTTGGTAATGCTTGCAATAATTATTTTTGTTAAAAACGGAAACTAAATCTATGAAGCGAACATTCATTCTCAATCACAAGCAGGCCAGGCAACGTGCCATTGATGCCATCCACGAATCTGGTGATGGCTATGTGGTCACCGTGTCAGAACCTAAGCGCAGCCTCTGTCAAAATCGGTTGCTCTGGGTGTTGCTCAACGAAATCTCTGAGCAGGTTGATTGGTACGGCCAAAAGCTCTCACCTGAAAACTGGAAAGATGTTGCGACCGCAGCATTAAAGCGCCAGCAGGTGGTCCCAGGGATTGATGGGGGGTTTGTGGTTTTGGGTACGTCAACCAGTAAAATGACCAAGTTCGAGATGAACGAGCTGATAGATTTTTTGTACGCATTCGGGGCGCAGAAAGGAGTGCAATTTGGCGAACCAGACTTCAAGGAAACTAGCCCAGATTACGCATAAGATTGCTTCAGAGTTTGGGACCAGGCGTTGCACACATTGCAACCACGACAAAGACAACCAGGGCGGGGCGCAGATTCCATTCCCCGATGGATTGAGATACCGATGGATCTGCAAGACCTGCAAGGAGAACCGAAAGCGTGTCAACCAAGAACGAAAAAAAGTGGATGGATAAAGTGGCCCAACTGCCCTGCGTTGTCTGCGGGACCGAGGGTGTCCATCTACACCACATCAGGGAAGGCCTAGGAATGGCTCAGAGGGCTTCAAACTACCTGGTAGTACCCTTGTGTCCCCCGTGTCATACGGGGCCGTCTGGCGTCCACGGAGACCGTTCTCTGATGAGGATTCAGAAGATGAGTGAGCTGGATATGTTGGCCAAGACGATTGAGGCCTTAGCATGAAGGTGACCTTACCCTGGCCACCAAAGGAACTTAGCCCCAACTATCGGGGTCATTGGAAAGCCGTTTACCGGCGCAGCAAGGAGTACAAAGAGGATTGCTGGATACTGTGCAAGCGGGCGAAGTTGACAAAACCAGAGTCGGACCGGGTGCTGGTACACATGAAGTTCTNCCCNCCTGTGATTGGACCAATCACAGGCGGGACCAGGACAACATGGTGGCCAGTATGAAGTACGGGTTAGATGGCCTGGCTGCTGCGCTGGGGGTTGACGATTCGTTATTTGACATTAGCATTGAGGTAGCCGAGGAATTAGGCGGCAAGGTTGAGATTACTATCGCAGGGTAGATCAATGGTAGATCAGCGGAGTCATAATCCGAAGGTTGTCGGTTCAAGTCCGGCCCCTGCTACCAAGACGCATGGTGGTTGCCTATGACCAGGCCGGGTCTTTTTGCTTCTCCCGGTGCAGCCACCAGCCGCCTTGGACGCTGGATCAAAAGAATTCTTCGTAACGTGGGGTTCGGTTGATGTACACAACCAGCGTCCACCAACATTGAAAGGGATAGATATGGGATACGGTAAAGGCAAGGGCAAAAAGCCCGGAAAGAAATAAATGCCCAGCAAGTCGCCAGAACAAGAGCGCTTGATGCAGGCCGCAGCTCATAACAAAGCATTTGCCAAACGTGTTGGGGTTCCTCAAAGCGTTGCCAAAGAATTTGTTAAGACATCGATGGCCGCGACCAAGGCACTAACAGGCCAAAAGAAAGCAAAATGAAGAAGGCGCAGATTATTGCGCTGGCAGCAAAATGTAATGTCAACCTGGATTTAGTTGACAACAACTTTATCCTGATGATTCAAGCTGTAGAAGAAGAGACCATCCACAAGTGTGTCAACATCTGCGAGGCGGTCTACCAAAAGAACATGAAAGAATGGAAGGGCGACAACAATCGGTACAACCTGGGATACGCCCACGGGGCCGATGAATGCGTCTACAACATGAGAGGCAAAGGATTAAGTCGAATGAGCGGTGGCAGACCAACAAAGCTCACACCAGAGCTGATAGACAAAGCCAAAGAGTACGTTGAAGGCGGCTTTATGGCCAAAGAGTTAGTTCCCACTATCGCTGGACTAACCTTGCACATTGACGTTCGCAGATCCACAGTCTATGAATGGGCCAAAATCAATGAAGTGTTTTCGGACATCGTTGACAAAATTATGGTGTCGCAAGAGCAGGGACTGCTTAAAGGTGGCCTAGCAGGCGAGTACAACGCCTCTATTGCCAAGCTCATGCTGACCAAGCACGGGTACACAGACAAACAGGAAACAGCCCTGACTGGCGCAGATGGTGGCCCGGTTGAGGTAAGAGATGTCACACGCACAATCATCGACCCTAAACATTGACACCCCAAGGTGGGCGCTGCCATTACTAGAGCCGGCTCGATATAAGGGCGCTCATGGTGGCCGGGGATCAGGCAAGTCTCACTTCTTTGCTGAACTTCTGATTGAGGAACACATCAGGAACCCAGCTCAATCCTCGGTCTGTGTCCGGGAGATCCAGCTATCCCTGAATCAGTCGGTCAAGCGCCTGCTGGAAAACAAGATTCAAGACTTAAATGTCGGCAGCTATTTCGAGGTCCAGGACAAGATGATCAAGTCCAAGCGTGGCAACGGACTCATCATCTTTCAGGGTATGCAGAACCACACCGCAGACTCGATTAAGTCTTTAGAGGGTTATGACCGGGCCTGGGTAGAGGAGGCTCAATCCCTATCCCAGCACAGTCTGGACCTGCTGCGACCAACAATCCGTAAGCCAGGCTCTGAGCTGTGGTTTTCCTGGAACCCAAGAAACGACACAGACCCGGTGGATATGTTGCTGCGGTCTGAGAATCCTCCTCCTGGTACAAAGGTGGTCCAGGTCAACTACACCGATAACCCGTGGTTTCCTGATGTCCTGCGGGAAGAGATGGAGTACGACCGTGGCCGAGACCCGGACAAATACGCCCATGTCTGGATGGGGGGTTATCTCCAGAACTCCGAGGCACGAGTCTTTAGGAACTGGCGCATCGAAGAGTTTGAAGCGCCGACCAATGCGACCTTGAGATTCGGTGCAGACTGGGGCTTTGCTTCAGATCCAACGGTCCTGGTCCGCTGTTACATCGATGGCCGCAGACTGTTCATTGATTACGAGGCCTACATGGTCGGTTGCGAGATTGTGAACATTCCAGACCTGTTTATGACCGTACCAGAAGCAGAGAAGTGGCCAATCACCGCTGACTCTGCAAGGCCTGAGACCATTAGCCATGTGAAGAAGCACGGGTTTCCCAGGGTGATGGCCGCTGTCAAAGGCCCGAAGTCTTTGGAGGAAGGTATCGAGTGGCTGAAATCCTTCGAGATCATTGTCCACCCACGATGCAAGCACACGATTGATGAGCTGTCGCTGTACTCGTACAAGGTGGATAAGCTCACAGAAAAGGTCTTGCCGGTTCTGGAAGACAAAGACAACCATGTGATTGATGCTGTGAGATATGCCTGCGAGGGCTTGCGCAGAGCAGGTAAAAGGGTGGAAAATCGCCCCAGGGTTGCACAAACCGAATATGCTATTTTTGACTAGGAGCAATACATGGGCTTCCTATCCCCCAAGATGCCTGCAATGCCACCGCCTCCTGAGCCGCCTCCTCCTCCACCAAGTGTGGACCAGGCACGGGTATCTCAGATGGAACGAGACAAGATGCTAAGACGCCGCCGTGGCCGTGCTGCCACCGTACTCACCGACTCAACCAGCGAGCTTGCCCCTACCGGAACCGGCGCTCGCAAGCTATCAGGAGAATGACATGGGCGCAGTAAGCAAACCGATTCAACAAGGTATTCAAGGAGCCTTTTCATCCGTGGCCAAAGTTGTTGGCGCTGGCGGTGACAAGGCACAAGAGACTGCCCAGGCCGCTCCTGCCGCACAAGCAGCTCAGGCAGCAAAAGCTCCGTTAGTTCCTGCCACCGCTGTTCAGCAAGCCAGAGAGATGATCGGCGCTCAGACCCGTAAACGTGGTCGCGCTGCCAACATCCTGGCCGGCGAACAAGGCTCCACACCTGTTGGCCAAAAACGTCTGTTAGGTGAATGACATGGGCGCAATGAAAAAGATGACTCAAAGCGAAGGTTTTAAGTCAATTGTTCAAAAGGTTGCTGGAAGGGAAAACAAACCAGAAGCAACGGCACAAGCAACTCAGGCAACACCAAAGCCAGCCGAACGCGAAAACCCGTTTACCGCTCGCCGCCGTGGTCAAGCAGCCAACATTCTTGCTGGCGACCAACAAGCCACAACAAGGCAAAAACGATTACTAGGGGAATGACATGGACGAAGAAATGTTGGGCAAAATTGAAGACGCCGGGCGTGATACCGACACCGTTGTTGGCCATTTAACTGCTGGCGAAATTGTTATTCCTGCTCAAATTGCCAGTCAACCAGAAACTCAAAAAGTTTTGAAAGCTATTTTTGACGCCAATCGGGTAAACATGGATGAGTTTACGGTTGGCCACCCAACTAACAAGACCAACCCAGAAACCGGCTACCCTGAATTCTTTTTGAAGAAAGCATGGAAAGCTACAACCGGCGTTGTTAAAGATGTGGTCGGTGGCGTTGCAGGTGCAATTGGCCTTGCTCCCAAAGCTCCTGACATGAGCGAAGCAATTCGCGCCCAGGAAAAAGCCACCAAAGCTGCTGAAGAAGCTGCAATCCGTGCCAAAGGTCCACAGACCGATGCGTCAATTATGTCGGCAATGGAAAAAGATCAGTTGCGCCGCCGCCGTGGCCGAGCCGCTAATATCTTGGCCGAAGAAGAGGAACCAATTACTGTTGGCGCTCGCAGACTGCTGGGGTATTGATAATGCTGGCCACCGATATTATTCGTGAGCATGAGCAGATGGTGTCCCAGCGGGGCATCTGGGAGCAGCATTGGAGAGAGATTGCCGAGCGTGTCTTACCGAGAAACAACTGGTTTCAGGCGACCGATAAAGTCGAAGGCGAGAAGCGCACCGAGAAGGTATTTGATGCCACGGCGGGTCTGGCTTTGGATCGATTTGCCGCTGCGATGGAGTCGATGCTTACGCCACGCACCCAGCAATGGCACAAGCTCAAGGTCCGAACCCCGGAGCTAAAAGACAACGGAGAGATTCAGGCCTACCTCGATGAGGTAACGCAAATCCTTTTCCAGGTCCGCTACAGCCCCAGGGCAAACTTTGCATCCCAGGCCCACGAGAACTATATTTCCCTGGGCGCATTTGGTTCTGGCGCAATCCTGATTGAAGACATCATGGGCTTTGGCATTCGATACAAGTCCATCCACCTGTCTGAGATTTACTTTTGTGAGAACCACGCAGGCGTCATTGATAAGGTCCATCGCAAATTCGAGATGACCGCTCGCCAGGCAGCTCAAAAGTGGGGCATCGATAAGATCCCTGAAAAGATTCGGACCGCCTTGGAGAAGTCTCCAGAGCAGAAGTTCGAGTTCATTCATTGCGTTAAGCCCAATGAAGACTTCAAGTCTGGCCGCATGAACTACGAGGGAATGCCGTTTGCCAGCTATTACCTTTCGCTAGAAGGCAATCAGATGGTCTCCCGTGGTGGCTTTAAGACTTTTCCGTATGCCATCTCTCGGTATGTAACCGGGCCTAAAGAGGTCTATGGCCGCTCACCTGCAATGACCGTTTTGCCTGACATCAAGATGATTAACGAGATGAGCAAGACCGTGATCCGGGCAGCTCATAAGATTGTTGACCCACCGTTGCTGCTTCAGGAAGACGGTGTCTTGCAGGCGTTTAACACTCGGCCTGGCGCTTTGAACTATGGCGGTGTGGATGACCAAGGGCGTCAGACCGTGACCCCATTGCAGACCGGCGCACGAGTTGACATCGGCATGGACATGATGGAGCAGCGCCGCAAGGTCATCAACGATGCATTCTTGATTACGCTATTCCAGATCCTGGTTGACGCTCCGAATATGACGGCCACCGAGGCCATGCTTCGCGCCCAGGAGAAGGGCGCATTGCTTGCCCCGACTATGGGACGCCAGCAGTCCGAGATGCTTGGCCCAATGATTGAACGTGAGCTGGACATCTTGGCCAGAGCCGGTGTGTTGCCACCAATGCCTCAAGCTTTGATGGAGGCCGAGGGCGAAATTGAGATTGAGTATGTCTCCCCGCTAAACCGGGCGCAGCGAGCCGAAGAGGGTGTGGCCATTATGCGTACCCTTGAGGCTGTGGCTCCCCTGGCGCAGATTGATCCTGGCGTGATGGACATCTTCAAGCCTGATGAGATTGCAAGGCAGTTGGCCGAGATCAACGGAGTGCCGGCTAAGATTCTGCGGTCCAAGGAAGAGGTCATGGCGATTAAGGAAGAGCAGGCCCAGGCAGCTCAAGCCCAGCAGTTGTTGGAGGCAGCGCCTATTGCAGCCAACACAGCTAGAACACTTGCCGAGACCCAAGCCCTAGCAGGTAATGTGCCGGCAGCTCTGCCTGTATGAACAAACTACTAGCCAAGATTCTTAAGCGCCGCTACGCCTACAGACGGATCTTCCTCCCTGAGGACGATCTATCTATGGACGCCAAGATTGTCTTGGCAGACCTGGCCAAGTTTTGCCGGGCCACCAGCTCGACAGCGGTGGTCTCCCCAATCTCCCGATCAGTTGACCCAATTGCAACGGCTATGGCCGAAGGCAGGCGGGAAGTCTGGTTGAGGCTGATGGCCCATCTTCACATCGATGAGAAGATGGTTTTTAACTTGAATGAGGAAAAAGACGATGGATAACCAACAAGGGTCGGTTCCTGCCGGCAACCCTGATGGCGCAGCAGCCACAGGGCAGCAAGCGCCGTGGTATCAGAGCTTTCCAGACGAAGTACGGGGTTTGGTAGAAACAAAGGGCTGGCAGACGCCAGTTGACGCAATCACCAGCTACGCAAACCTTGAGAAGTTTTTGGGTGCGGACAAGGCTGGCCGTGGTTTGGTCCTGCCAAAGGACGATAACCCGGACGAATGGGGCCAGGTTTACGACCGGCTGGGTCGGCCTAAAGCCCCGGACGGCTACAAGCTGCCAGTTCCTGACGGGGATACAGGCGAGTTTGCCAAAGCCGCTGCCGATATATTCCACAAAGCTGGACTAACCACAAAGCAGGCAGAAGCCCTTGCTGGCTGGTGGAACCAGACCCAGCAACAAATGAACGGCTCTCAGCAAGAAAGCCTGGTTCAGCGCTCAGAGCAAGAGATGGCCCAGCTCCAGCAAGAATGGGGCAAAGACTTTGACGCCAATATCGAGGCCGGACGCAGGGCTGCTCGTCAATTCGGTGTGGATGCCGATACGATTTCAGCGATGGAGTCTTCGATTGGAACCCGCAAAGTCATGGAGCTGTTTACCAAGATTGGCAAGGGCCTGACCGAAGATACCTTTGTGGATGGCGCTGGCAATCGTGGATTTGGCGTGTCTCCTGAGGCTGCTCGTGTTCGGATTGGTCAACTCAAAGCTGATCCGGGTTGGACTGCTAAGTACCTTGGCGGGGATGCAGACGCAAAAGCAGAGATGGAGCGCTTGCTTCGTGCGGCGTACCCGGAATGAGAGATATTGCTTTTGTGAGACTAGAGGCACTAAAATTGGCGCATCGTCACGATCACTTGCCAGAAATGGTAATTGATCGGGCGAAAGCCTACGAGGCTTATGTAGTTGGGACAGCGAAAGCTGATGATAGTGGAGAACCTACCCAGAGGCCCACAGGGCAGGCGGGGAAGACCGCCAAGCGTTAAGTCGGCTCATCGACTAGAACGGCCCCAGAATTTGGACAAGCCCTTCGACAGAAAGTAACTTTTATTTTTGTCAACTTTTTTAGGAGGACTTGAATCATGTCATTCAACGTCACTACGCACTTTGTCCAGCAGTACACGACAAACGTGCAATTACTGCTGCAACAAAAAGGTTCCAAGCTGCGCAATTCGGTTACGGTTGGCTCTTACNCNNGTAAGGCTGCTAAGGCTGTTGAACAGGTTGGCCCAGTCACCGCTCAAAAGCGCACGACTCGTCATGCTGACACACCGCTGATCTCTACTCCCTCTGATGCTCGCTGGGTATTCCCGGTGGACTACGAGTGGGCTGACCTCATCGATGATCAGGACAAGCTTCGTATGCTGATTGATCCCCAATCGTCTTATGCTCAGAACGGTGCTTATGCACTTGGCCGCGCAATGGATGACGAGATCATTTCGGGCATTTTTGGCACTAACAAAACTGGTGAGAACGGCACATCTAACGCTGTGTTCGATACCTCTGGCCAGCGCGTTGCTGTCAACCATGCTGCATCTGGCAACGTAGGCCTTACCGTAGCCAAGCTGCGTGAAGCCAAGCGTATCTTGATGAAAAACGAAGTGGACATCGACAACGATCCCCTCTTTGTGATCATCACGGCCAAGCAGCACGATGATTTGTTGAACGAAGCTCAGACCATCTCGCTTGATTACAACACCCGTCCGGTGTTGGTTGACGGCAAGATTACTGCTTTCATGGGCTTTAACTTCATTCATTGTGAGCGCCTGCCTGCAACCTCCGACCCGTATCGCCGTGCCGTGGCTTATGCCAAGTCTGGCGTGCATTTGGGTATGTGGAACGACATCAACACTCAGATTTCTCAGCGCGATGACAAGTCCTATGCAACTCAGGTCTATGTCAAAGGCACGTTCGGTGCTACCCGTACCGAAGAGAAAAAAGTTGTTGATATTCTGTGCAACGAAGCCTAAGGAGAACTGAATCATGGCTAATACTTTCGCTTCCGAAGTCGCAGGTCTCGACACCACTCCAGTTGGTAACGCCAATGGCGCTTTGCAGGGTGGCCGCTTACGCCGCTTCCGTGCAACGGTGACTATGGCTGCACAAGCTGATGGTGACACCATCACGTTGGCATCTGTTCCTGCTGGCTATGCATTTGCTTACGGCATTATCAATGCCTCTGCAACGCTGGGCAGCACGACTGTGGCCATCGGTGTTTCTGGCACGGCTGCTAAGTATCGTGCAGCAGCAGTATTCACCGCAGCAGCTCCAACGCTGTTCGGTGTATCAACTGGTGTTGACGATCCCCCGCTGACCGCTGGTGAGACCGTGATTGCAACTCTTGGTGCTGCCGCCCTTCCAGGCAGCGGTACTTTGATTGTCGATCTGTACTACTCGGCCCCTTAATTGGGATAGACGGGGGGCTTAGGCCCCCTGTCGTTATAGGAGAACATCATGGCCGTTCGATATTTTGGAATTGAAAAGGGTGCAAAGTTTACGACCATCACCCAAGATTCGTCTTCAACAGGCAAGACCATCGAAGTAACGGTTGACCTGGCTGACGGTGCAACCAAGGAGCAAGTTCTTGTTGCGCTTCAGAACCTGAAGGATTACGTTTTACAAAACAAATGGCCACCTGCCTAAGGGGTAGTTCATGGCCTCACAAGTTGAGATTGCTAACCGGGCGCTGACCAAGCTCGGTGCTGCTCGGATCATCTCGTTTAACGATGACAACAAGCAGTCCAGGTCTGTCAACTCGATGTTTGATGCGGTGCGTGACGCAGAATTGCGTGCGCACCTTTGGTCTTTTTCTCTTAAGCGGTCTTCGTTAGCTGCGCTGACTTCGACCCCAGACTGGGGCTATGACTTTGAGTATCAGTTGCCATCAGACTGCCTTCGTATTGTTCAGGTCAATGATTTGTTTGCAGGCCCAAATCTTGATGATTACCGAAACAGCTCAACCCAAGAATTTGTAATTGAGGGTCGAAAGATTCTTACGAATTTGGCTGCTCCCTTAAAAATTCGGTATGTCATGCGTGCTAATGACACGACCCAATGGGACGCTACATTTGTCGAAGCATTTGCCTGCCGTTTAGCGGTAGAGATGTGTGAAGATTTAACCCAATCAAGTGGCAAAAAAGAATCGGCAATAAATGATTACGGCATGGCAATTCGTGCCGCTATCCGTGCCAATGCAATTGAACTGCCACCGCAAGACCTCCCTGATGACTCCTGGGCAATGTCGAGATTATGAGTTATGTCAAAAGAGAATCAGACACCAGCACCGCCAGATATGTTGTCTTAACGGCAACAGATCAAAACGATGAGCAGCGCGTGGTCGGTTCTGTTTACACATTGCCAACCATTGACAATAATCATCTGCGATTACATGAGGGCAGGGCTTTTAGTGTTTACAAGCTTTACCCGCCAAGCGCCGGTCTAGCCCAAAACGCCAACTTAGATATTGTTTTGACTGCCAACCTTGGTGTCAATCCGCACGTTATTGTTCAGGTTGCTTGCTCGCAAAACGCTTTAATCAAGTGGCACGAAAATGTTACATCCATAACAGGCGGTGATATTTTTATACTCATTAACCGAAACAGGGTTTCTACTAGGGTTAGTCAGGTCGGGGCTTTAATTAACCCAACGTCATTAACGCTTAACGGCATAATCCACGAAGAATTGATTTCTGCCGGTGACGATAAAAAGGCCGCTGGCGATGGCGCTTACTCATTTGAATTTGTTCTCAAAGACGATGTGTCATACCTATTCAGGCTAACAAATGTGGGATCTGCATCGGCTGCGGCCTATATGTCTTTGGAGTGGTACGAATAATGCCTAAAGCCATTCCCATTCAATCATCTTTTAATGCTGGGGAGCTATCGCCTACCCTTGACGGTCGTGTTGACTTGCAAAAGTACAGCTCTGGCTGCAAGAAATTGGAAAATCTTATTCCATTGGTACAAGGCCCAGCCCGTAGACGCTCTGGCACTTACTTTGTCGAAGAGGTCAAAGAATCTGATGATAGGACCTGGCTGGTCCCATTTGAGTTTTCAGAGACCCAGGCCTATATCCTTGAGTTTGGCGATGAATACATCCGCTTTTACACCAACTATGGCCAGGTGTTGACCGGCACGGTTTCGGCCTGGGCAACGTCAACTGCTTACACAGTTGGCGATTTGCGATCCAATGGCGGTGTCAACTACTACTGCACCGTTGCTCACACTTCTGGGACATTCTCCACAGACCTGTCAGCAGGCCGCTGGTACGCTCTGTCTGGAAGTGTTTATGAGATCCCTACTCCGTACACGCTATCGGATTTGACGGCTTCTAATGGAACCCTAAGACTACGCTGGGTGCAGTCTGCCGATGTGGTGTATATCGTTCACCCAAATTACCCGCCTAAAAAGCTATCCAGGTTTGGTGCAACCCGTTGGACGCTAACCAATATCGACTTTATTGGTGGCCCTTTTGAGGATGTGGACCCAGACGCTACGATCACGGTTTATGGCTCTGCCGAAACCGGAAGCATCACCTTGACGGCATCGGCTGCGCTGTTTTCTGCATCTGATGTTGGCAGTCTTTTCTTGATGGAGCAAAAAAGCCTTGATGGAATTGCTCAATGGGAGGTGGCCAAAACCATTAGTGTTGGCAACCGCCGCCGGTCCGATGGCAAGACCTACGAAGCATTGACTGCCGGCACTACGGGTACGGTGAAACCTTTGCATAGCACCGGGGCTGTGTATGACGGCGATCCTGGGGTCCAATGGCAGTTCCGAGACCCTGGGTATGGCTGGGTCAAGATAACCGCATACACAAGCTCTACGTCTGTCACAGCTACTGTTGTATCTCGCCTGCCTACTGGGGCTGTTGGTTCTGGCAATGCGACCAACCGGTGGGCATTTGGTAAGTGGTCTTCAAGCCGTGGGTGGCCAAGCCAGGTGACATTTTTCCGTGAAAGACTTTGTTTTGCTACCGACCAAGACATCGATTTGTCTGTGGCCGGTGATTACGAAAACTTTTCTGACCGTGATGACGGTGGCCAGGTGGTGGCTGACCAGGCAATTTCGGTCGAGGTGGCGTCTGGCCAGGTCAATAAAATTGAGTGGCTTGCCCCGTCTGACGGTCTTTTGATTGGCACGGCTGGTGGTGAGTTTGTGTTGGGTGAGGTGACCACCGACCAGCCTTTGGGACCAGATAACGTCAAGATCACCCAGCAATCCACCTACGGATCACGGTCTGTGATTCCGCTTCTTGTTGGCGAGTCTGTTTTGTTCGTTCAAAGGGCCGGCCAAAAGCTGCGCGAGCTGGTTTACGACTTTGGCCAGAACGGGTTCAAATCATCTGACCTGACGGTCCTGGCAGAACACATCACCTTTGGTGGCGTGACATCCCTGGCCTACCAGCAAGAACCTCACTCCATTATTTGGCTGGTCAAAGCCAATGGCGAATTATTAGGGTTTACCTTTAACCGTGAACAGGACGTTCTTGGCTGGCATCGCCACACCATTGGTGGAGATGGAATTGTTGAATCTATCGCCACCATTCCCAGCCCGTTTGGTGACCAAGATGACCTGTGGATGATAGTGCGCCGCACCATTGATGGTGTGACCAAGCGATATGTTGAGTACCTTTGGATTGATTTTGACGAAGATTCTGATGTTGTGGATGCGTTTTTTGTTGATTCCGGGCTGACCTATGACGGGTCTCCTGTGACCACATTGTTTGGTTTGGATCATCTTGAAGGCGAAAGCGTGGCCGTTTTGGCTGATGGTGCGACACATCCCAATGTTGAAGTAGAGTCCGGTTCGATTACATTGCAACGGTCTGCCAGCGTGGTTCATGTTGGGCTGCCATATTCGTCTATTTTGCAAACCATGCGCCCAGAAGCTGGGGCAAGCGCTGGAACAGCTCAAGGCAAAAATAAACGAATTACGGAAGTCACAATTAGGTTTTTGGCAACCCTTGGCGCGAAGGCCGGGCCAGACGAAAATACCCTGGACGAGATTCAATTCCGTAGGGGTTCCGACCCAATGGATGCGCCACCACCAATTTTTTCTGGTGACAAAGATATTGACTGGCCCAACGGATATGATTCAGATGGCTTTGTTGTGGTTAAGCAAGATCAACCGCTGCCGATGACGGTGGTGGCAATCATTCCAGAATTGCACACATACGACTGATATGCACATCGAACCCTTTCAACCAAAGCATTTAGAGATACTGGTCTTGCAACCATCGCAAGCTGCTGTTTCGGTGTTCTTTGATGAGAGCTACGGTGACGCCTTAAAAGCTGCCGGACCTTGCTTTACGGCAGTTGACAATGGCGAGGTGCTGGCTTGCGCTGGTGTGGTGGAGCAATGGAAAGGGCGAGCAATTGCCTGGGGATTGATTTCTGAAAATGCAGGCCGGCAGTTTGTGCGGATACACAAGGCGGTCCAGAGATTCCTGGATACGACAGACTTTAAGAGAGTCGAGGCCTTTGTAGATTCCGACTTCGATGCTGGCCACCGATGGATATAAGATGCTGGGCTTTGAGTACGAGGGATACATGAAAAACTTTAGACCCTCTTGGCAAAGACTGCAAGCTGTACGCGAGGATAAAAAATGGCTGATCCAGTAAGCGCCAGTCTAATGATTGCTGCCTCGGCTATGCAGGCCGTTGGCGCTATTCAGCAAGGCAAGATGGCCGCAGCGCAAGGGCAGGCCCAGATGAATGCTGCCAATTACAACGCTCGCATGAAAGAGATTGAGGCCGGCATTACCCGCGAGCAATCCAATGCAAGAGAAGAGCAGCAGCGCCGCCAGGCAAGGGAAGTCCTTGGAAGACAAAGAGCCGCTGTGGCACAAGCAAGTATTGGTTTTGGCGGGTCTGCCCTGGACATCATGGAAGAGTCGGCAACCCTGGCAGAACTTGATGCGCTGACTATTCGATACGAAGGTGATTTGAAAGCAAAAGGCCTGCTGGCCGAAGCTGAGTTTGACAAATACTCTGGCCAGGTATCTATGGCTATGGGTAAGGCTGCAAAAAAGGCATCTTATGTCAGCGCTGCGGCTTCGATATTGCAAGGGTCTTCTGCCGCATACAAAGGGTTTACACCTGGAACCACCGCTGGTACGGCTGGCGGGTCTGGCATTAGCTCGACAAGCTCTGGCGCTGGATTTGGCTCAAGCGGATCTCAAGGACTAAAACTTTCCACATCATATGGACTGAGATAATGGCACGCATACCTATTTATCAAGAGCAGCAACAAGTAGGTCAGGGCATGGGCGTTCGCCAGGTCTCTGCTCCTTCTTTTGCTGGTGCTGCCGAGATAGGCCGATCCTTGCAGCAGGTTGGCAATGCACTTGAAAAGGTGGCGCAAGCACGCATAAGTGTTGAAGAGGAAAATGCCAAAGCATGGGCAGCTAACACTAGCGCCGATTCTGCAATCAAGTGGACCACCCGTCTAAAAGAGATGCAAGAGACCACCGAACCCGGTGCGCGAAACTTTACTTCCAATTTGGCCAAAGAGTTTGATCCGTGGGCCGATGAAATTATTAAGTCTGCCCCAAACGAAAGCAGCAAAAAGTTTTTGCAGCAAAGCCTAAACGGATTGCGCCAAAGCGTGNTTTCCAATGCGATTGCATTTGAAGACAACCGAAGGCCGTAATCATCGATTTGCTTTGATGGAAGACGGAATCACCAAAGCATCTCAGGTCATTTATACAGACCCAAGTGAGTCAAACCTTTATCGACTTATGGGCGAGCAAGAAGCCATTATTGATTCCATGAATGACACGCCTACACGCAAAGCACAGCTCAAAGAAAAGCTGCGCTTGTCTTTTGGTCGTGCAGGTGCAGAAGCAATGGCAAGGGATAACCCTAGGGTTCTGTTGGCTCAAATTGATACAGCCAAAAAAGCTGGCAAAAAATCTTCTGGCAACGCTTTTCTTGATATGTTGTCTCCATCTGAATGGAGCGCTTACGAAGAGGTGGCCAAGAACAATGCCGACATGGGCAGCGCACGCACGATGGCCAACACGGCGTTTAAGTCGTTTGTCAAAAATGATGATGACCCGGTAAGTTTGGATAAGATGCGGGAGTACGTTGACACCAACTTCCCAGGGATTTCTGAGCGTGAACGTGATGTGACCTACAAGCTCTTGGACGACTTGGCCAGGACGCACAACTACTCAGCAAAGGAACGGTCATTTTCACGACAGTCTGCTGTGATTGACATTGGCGTGTCTCAAGGTTTGGCCGCAATGCAAGCCAGCCCACAATTCAAAAGTTTGCGCCCAGCAGAACAAGCTGACCTAATTGGCAAGATTTCAAATCTGAACAAAAAAGCAGCAACCGATGAAGACTGGGATAAATACCTTGGCTATATTTCTGATCCGGTAGCGCTTGGCAATATGTCACCCCAGGAAGTCAACACAATTGCTGTTGGGCTTGGCGGTGATCTCGGCCGAAAATTAAAAGAGCAGCGTGCAAAGCTTGCTACCAATGCAGATGTGATTAACGCCAAGATTGACAATGACACGTTTAATGCAATGCTGCCATCGTTTGGCCTCAACCCGCAGCGTAAACAAGACAAGGTCAAGATTGCAATGGTGCGTGACCGTGTTGAGGAGGCTTTGACATTACGGGCGCAACGCAAACAAGCGCCGTTGACAACCGAAGAAAAACGTGACGAGATGTCTCGCCTTGCAAAAGATATTGTTAAAGAAGGTTTCTTTTTCAAAAGCGATACGCCAAGAATTACGTTGTCTGCTGAAGATCAGATGAAAACATCTGTTTCTGTTGGCGGTCAAACAGTAAAACTGAAAGACATTCCTGAACGTATTATTACGGCCACCAACAATGTCTACAGAAAAAACAAGATGGTTCCCACCGCAGAAGATTATGTTCGTGAATGGATTGCTGAAGGAAAGCCGACAAAGTAATGGACAACCAACTTGAAAATAGAATCCTTGGCCGCATTAAGCAAGACCAGCAAGTTGGCGCTCCGACATCGGACTCCATTGAGGGGCGCATTGGTAGCCGCCTTCTTGAAAGGAAGGACGAAGAGAGGGCAGCAATTCAGCGGTCTATTACGATTTCTATTGACAAAGACCCCAATCAGTTAGCCCAGGTCAACCGGATTGCCAAAGAAAACAATCTTTCAAGAGAAGAGGTAGAGGCTAACGCAGCTCTGTACTTTCAACGCCAAAAAGAACGTGGGATTCTTGATGCCTCTAGTCGATCACCTGCTCTCGCCCGTAACTACCTAGATCCTAATTTTGCCGGTCTTGCAAAAGACGATGCCGAGTCATTAAGCAGCATTAGTGATTATGTCGGTGCGTTTACTAGCTATGTGATGGGCGCTCGCCGGGGTGGTGGATTACCGCAAGATTTGGCCGCTGTGTACTTCCGCACAGAGCAAGCATCTGCAAGTCTTGGCCGCATGGTCTTGGAACCGGTTGGTCAAATTGGCAGAACTGTTGGTTTTCAAGACAACATCTTTGAAAAGGTGGCCAAAGATTTTGCGCAGTTGTCTACCAACGCCAAAAATCGATACGAAAAAATAGCTGCTCTTCCAAATGATTTTTGGGAAAAATCTGCTCGTAGCGGTATTCAGTCTGGCGCACAGATGTCGAAATACATACCGCTTGCTTTTCTTGGTCCGAAAGGCATTGCTGCTGCGCTTTACATGATGTCAACTGAAGCAGCATCTGACACCTACCAAACAGATCGTGAAAAGGGCGTTCCTGTTGGCCGAGCGTTAACTCATGCATCTCTTGATGGTGTGGCCGAATACACGATGGAAAAGTATTTGGGCTTTGCCGGTCTTGCCAAAAAACTATTAGCCAAAGAAGCTACAACAAAGATTTTGGCTTTTGAGATTTTTAAGGAAATCCCTGGTGAGGTAGGAACTACTCTTTGGCAAAACTTTAACGAGTGGGCGCTTGTCAACCCTGAAAAGTCGCTATCAGACTTTTTGTCTGAGCAGCCAAGAGCTATTGCCGAAACTGTTGTTGGAACTATTTTTGGCGGCGCTGTTCAGGTTTCCGCAGGCAGATCCAGCATGGCGTTAGTGGAAACAATTCAGGGCCGGCAGCTAGAAGCTACAGAAGCATTACAAAGAGCAGATGCATTGCGCAAAGCTTTTGAGACCGCCATGAACGTCAAGCTTGCTGAACTAAGCCCGGATGATTTTCGCCGTGTGGTCAATGAGATGGGCGAAGATTCTCCCGTTCGATTTGACGCTCGTACATTTACCGAGGTTCTAAACCAGCAAGGCATTACGCCAGAAGAGCTGGAAAGCCGTATGCCAACAGCGGCAGCCCAGATCCAAGAAGCTGCTATTGATAACCGTGAAATTTCAATTCCTGTTGGCGAGTTTATCGCCGGGGTGATGAACACGCCATTGCAAGAGACCTTGCAGCAATACGCACGCCTGGGTGATTCAGAGATGAGCCAGGCCGAGGCCAAGCAAGCTCTGGACACAGCACAAGAGTTTATCCAGCAAGAATCCGAGCGGGTTCTAAAACTCTCCCAGGATCAGGAAGCCACCCGTCAAAGCATCGATGAGGTTCGGGCTGTTGTCTTGGACCGCTTGAATAAGGCAGGCAACTTTAGTCCAGAGGTCAACGAGTGGTACGCCAATATGCAGGCCACCGTGATGTCGGTTTTGGCCAGTCGAGTAGGGGTCACGCCAAAAGAATTCTTTGACCGCTATGACCTAAAAGTTGAGTCCGTAAAAAATGTTCCGATTGTTGGCAACACGCCAGAGGAAAGACTGCTCGATGCATTAAGCAAGGTGAGCATGCAGTTCTCCTCAATTGACGATGCCAAAGTTGCACTAGAGCGTTACAAGCACGCCCTCTATCAATTAGTCCCAGGCCAGCCGCCCAAGCGTATTACCGATGTGACACAGCTCGATAACATTCCGCTGAACCAGATCCGCATGCTGGAAAGCGGCATGGTCAATGACCAGGGCGAAGTTTATGCTCAGTCGGTCAGCACCCGGACACCAACCGCAAAAGCTGGCCGCGAAGACCCGCACCTGAGTACCGGATTAAACGTGGAGTTTGCTGCGCTGGACCAAGCCCCAGATTTCAAAGAGAAGCTGGCTCAGATTGTGTCGAAGTACATGACCTTCAGAAAAGGTCCAAAGAAAACCGACACCATCATCGAGTCGTTTATCACCCAGGCAGAAGAGAATTTGCTTTTTTTGTTTGACAGCGTACCTCCAGAAATTCGTGAACGGTCCAAGCTTTGGTATGACGGCGGTCGGCGCATCGTTGAGTTTTGGACTTCCAAATACGATGGCAAGTACACCGACTCGCAGATGGCCGCTGTCCTGGCTGTCATGTCGCCCAAGATGCCCTGGGACATTAATGTCTCCCTGGCCGAGCGCATCATCGACATCTACACCAACCAGCAAGATTTCGTCTGGGATGAAAAGATGTCCAAGATGGCAGCGCCTATCCTTGAGCGCAACAAAGGAATCCAGAAGCCATTAGAGGAAATAACCGGCAAGTCATTAAAAGAGATTGATGATCCGTACCTCCAAGGTATGTGGATCAGGATGTTTGATGAGGCCAACAATCCCCGGCACTACCGCCTGCTGACGCCTGAAGGTGGGTTCTCTGACTTTGCTGAGACCGGTGCAGGCAACAAGGCATCTGCGGCCTATGGCAACGGTTTTGGCCCTATTGGTAAGGCTGTATCGGTCCTGCGTGACGGGTCCATGCCGAACATTAGCCGCAACCTGGGCGAGGCCCACAAGGTGCGGAACTTCTACAACAATCTTTTTGACCCTGCTGACGATGTAAGTGTTACGATTGACACGCATGCTGTGGCCGCTGCGCTGCTGTTGCCATTGGGTGCGTCTAGCCAAGAAGTGGCTGATGCGCTGGCCGGCCCGTCTTCAGATGCCACAGGATTAAACGGTACTTATGTTTTGTATGCGGAGGCTTATCGCCGTGCGGCAGCAAAGCGTGGTGTGTTGCCACGCGAAATGCAGTCAATTACATGGGAAGCGGGACGTGGATTATTCTCGCCAGCATTTAAGACAAAGTACAAAAAAGATCCTAGCCGGTTCAAAGAAATCTGGAATCGGTTTACGTCTAAAAAGGCAGACATAAATGAAACAAGAAAAAGCATTATCGAGGAATCTGGAGGCATCGAGAACCCTCGATGGACAAGATCCGATTCTGCGTTATATGAAGGAGCGCCAGCTTCCTCTTACACGACAGACCTACTTGGACCTGGCCAATTTGAAAGAGCCGCTGGACCCGGACCTCGAACAGACGTTGCCTATGGAGTTCCGCAAGTCTACGGACAGGGCGGCGTATTCCGACCCGGAGCAGATGGCGTTCAACGCATACGAGCAAGCAATCTCCCAATTAAGAAAACCTTCGGACAACCAAGAGAAAACTCAACAGCCGTCCGTGGCGTCCACTTCTCCAGAGAATCCCGTCCAAGCCTCGCCGGGCGGTTCTATGGCACAGGGCTAACCGGCGCAGAGAGTCGCAGACTTGACCAATCAGAAGACAACCGGATCAAGCAGCGTGTCCACTTCTACGTTGACACGGGTAACGGCATCAGCCCGGAGGCTGGTGTTGGTGGCAATGTTCACGGTGTCGAGCTGGTCAATGTGTACGACATCAGCGCTGACCCGCTTGGCCTTATTGATCAGGCACAAGGTGGCCAGGATGCTGTCAACTCTTGGTTCAACCAGGTCGAAAGCCTGGCGCTTGATGCTGGCTTTGATGGCATTTATATCCCGCAAGCTCAGGGCGACCAAGGTGTTGTTGTGGTTCTTGGTGACAAATCAATCGATGTCGACCAGCTCGGCACGCAAGCAGAAATCTTAGGAGGTCGTGATGGACTACAACCAGAAGGAAACAGAGCAGGACGGTATTCGAGCGGAGGCCTTACGCCGCTCAAAGGTGCGCCAGTTATTCAAGGCGCAACCGGCCCAGACCCAAGGCTCGTCCAAGTCGCAGAGCAATACGCAGCCCAGAACAACATTGACCTTACCCGCCAAGCGCAATATGTCGAAGTAGACCTAGAGCGTGCCAAGCGGATTGCTGCTGCCTACGAGGCGATGCAAAACAATCCGCAAGACCCAGCAGTACAAGAGGCATACCAAAACCTAATCAACCAGACGATGGCGCAGTACGATGCGCTGATTGCTGCTGGTTACGAGTTCACATTCTTTGATTCTGCGACCGACCCGTATAACGGCAATCCGTGGAATGCAATGCGAGACCTGCGCAACAACAAGCGCATGGCCGTCTACGGAACTTATGACGGCTACGGGGAAACCCCAATCACCGCCGAAGACGTTCAAAACAACCCGCTGCTTGCCGATACTGGTTTGCGGTGGAAAGACCAAAACGGCGTTGAGCATATGGTTACGGCCAACGATTTATTCCGTGCTGTTCACGATGCGTTTGGTCATGGATTAGAAGGCGCTGGGTTCAGAGCGCAGGGCGAAGAGAATGCATGGCAGGCCCACGCCCGTCTGTTTACGGGTTCGGCTCTTGCAGCGCTGACAACTGAAACCCGTGGCCAAAACTCCTGGCTCAACTTTGGTCTTTACGGCGAGAAGAATCAGACAGCAACAGTAGAAGACACAGTTTTTGCCCCACAGAAAATTGGCTTGATGCCTGAGTGGACCTGGCAGGTAAGGGTTTGCGCCATCCGAAGGGCGTCTATTCCAAAGGCCTGAGGGCGGTAGCCTTATGGGTACATTTAGCCCACAAGAGATGCTGATCAGGCTCACCCAGCGAGCCAACCTGTCAACCTTCTTGCATGAGTCTGGCCACTTTTTCCTGGAAGTCATGGTTGATGTTGCATCGCAACCCAATGCATCTCAAAGCGTAGTGGATGACGTTGGCTTGCTGATGTCGTGGTTTGGTACGGACCTGGCCACATGGAAGACCATGACCGTGGACCAAAAGCGCAAACACCACGAGCGGTTTGCTGAGAGCTTTGAGCAATACCTGTTTGATGGCAAGGCCCCGACACCGGAGCTTCAGCCGATGTTCCGCACGTTCTCGTCTTGGCTCAAGCGCATCTACAAAGCCATCAGCGAAATTATGAGTGGCAATCGTCAAAAGCTACCGGATGAAATCCGTCAGGTATATGACCGATTGCTGGCCACAGATGAGCAGATTGCCGAGGCCGAGCGCCTGGCTGGATTGATGCCTAACCAAGAAGCCACAGACGCTGCTTTAGAAGAGCTGCAAAAGCGCAGCCTTAGAGACTTGAAATGGGCCACCAATGCTCAGAGCAAGATGCTCAAAAAGCTCCAGCGTGAGGCGGCAGACCTTCGCAAGGGTGTCGAAAAGGATGTCCGTGAAGAGGTTGCAAATATGCCCATCTACCGGGCAATAAATTTCCTGAAGAGCGGAGAGCTTCGCAACGAAGACGGCACGGTCACAAAGGTTGACGGATCATACAAGCTTTCAACTGATGCCCTTGAGTCTATGTATATGGGAGAGGGTGACAGATACGCATTGTTTGACTGGTCAGGACTTAGCTCTAAGAAGATGACTAACGCAGAAGGCCTGCACCCAGACATCGTTGCCGACATGTTCGGGTTCGAAAATGGCGACATCATGGTCCGTGAATTGACCGTGGCCATCTCGGAAAAAGAGATGGTTGACAGCCTGACCAACCAACGGATGCTGGAAAAGTACGGCGACATCACCTCGCCAGAAGCGCTTCAAATCGCCGCTATGGAGGCCGTTCACAACGAGGTTAGGGCAAGGGCATTGGCCACAGAACTAAAGGCCCAGGAAGACGCTCTGCGTGGCACAGCAGCCACCGGCAGAACAGATGTCCGTGGCCGGCCAATTACGGTCAATGCTTTGATGCAAGCCGCCAAGCTCTTTGCCGATAACGTGTCTTCTCGCACGCCTGCGAAGATGCTCAAGCGTGAGATTCAAAACCATCGCCGGGCAGAGGCACGAGCTGCCAAAGACTGGGCGGATGCAACCAAAAAAGGTGACACCAAAAAAGCGCTTCAGGCCAAGCGTGATCAACTGCTAAACCACTACACGGTTAAGGCAATGCAGGACTCGCAGCGAGATATTGAAAAGGCGATGGACCTGTTCCGCACGATTGGCCGTGGTAGCAACGAAGCTTTGGTTAAGCGTGGCCGTGATCCAGATGTGGTCAATGCCGCCCGTGCAATCCTGGCCGAATACGGTATTGCACCGGCACAAGGCAAAAAAGCTGCCGAGTACATGGAGCTGGTCAAACAATACGACCCGGTCATGTATAACGCTCTGCGCCCTGCAATGGATGCTGCATTGGCCGATGCCAAGCCTTTGGACCAACTGACCGTCCAGGAGATCCGCGCCCTGGCAGATGAGCTGGGTGCGTTCTGGTATCAGTCTAAGCGCAGCCGCAAGATGGAAATTGACGGCGACCTCATGGACATCGAGGATGCCGAGAAGATGCTGGTTGACCGGATGGATGAGTATTGGCGTGCCAACCGCTATGCCAGGTGAGACCGAGGGCCTATCCAAAAAAGATGAGCGCAGACGCAGTTTAGAGTTTGCCAAGGCATTACTTCGCCGTGCGGAGCAATGGGCAGAAGGCATGGACGGCAAGTACGGTGGACCGTTTACCCGGCTGATATTTGATCCAATCAAAATTGCAGCCAACCGCTACCGACAGGCTCGTGTTGACGTCCGCAAGAAGTACGCTGACCTGGTCAAAAAGCTTGAGCCGGTTATGGAGGCCAAACTTATCTCTGCACCGGAGCTGAACTACACATTCGGCAAGGCATCCAGCTCTAACGGTGTTGGTATGTCTGAGCTGCTGCACGCCATCATTCATACGGGTAACGACAGCAACAAGCGCAAGATGCTTTTGGGTCGTGGATGGGCTACCGAAAATGCAGACGGCACGCTTGATACCAGCCGGTGGGACTCGTTTATCGACCGTATGCACCGTGAAGGCGTGCTGAAAAAAGAGCATTACGACTTTGCCCAGGGCGTGTGGGATCTGTTGGAAAGCATGAAGCCGGCAGCTCAGAAGACCCACCGTGAGGTCTTTGGCCGGTACTTCGATGAGATTACAGCGGACCAATTTGTCACGCCGTTTGGTGTGTACCGTGGCGGCTATGCGCCTGCCCAGGTGGATTCACGCCTGGTAGCTGACGCCGCACTTCGTGAGCTATTCGACACCGAAAACGAGAACATGGCGTTTTCATTCCCAACGACCAACCGTGGATTTACCAAGGGCCGCGTGGAATACAACCGGCCACTCCTGCTAGACCTGCGTGCGTTAAGCCAGCACATCGACAAGGTGTTGCTCTTTACCCACATGGAACCTGCGGTACGAGATGTCAACCGGCTGCTTCGCAGAAACGGGGTAAGTAAGCCATTGACCAGAATCCAGCCGGCCATCTATGACGGCATGCTTTTGCCTTGGCTCAATCGTGCTGCCAAGCAGATTGTCGAGACTCCAATTGCCGGGGATGGCAAGTTGACACGCATCTTGTCTGTGGCTCGTCAACGAGCTGGTATGTCGCTGATGTTCGCTAACATATCGAACACCTTCCAGCAGCTTACAGGTCTATCCAATGCCGCTGTGATTGTGAAGGCTGGCAATCTAAAACGGGCAACCGCTGAGTACATTCGCAACCCACGGGCCTTTGCCGAGCGTGTTTCGTCTGCGTCTATCTTTATGAATGACCGGATGAAAAATGAAATTGCGGCAATCAATGACGCAATGGAAGACATCCTGGTCAAGCCTACGACATATCAAAGAGCGCAGTCCTGGACCAACCGTCATGCGTACTTTATGCAATCGGCTTTTGATAACGTGATTGGTCCGATTGTCTGGGTGGGGGCTTATAACCAGGCCATCGAGGAAGGCATGGATGACAACCAGGCCATCAAGTTTGCTGATGGCGCTGTCCGTAAGACCCAGGGTACGACCTTGCCAGAAGACATCTCTCGCATCGAGTCAGGCCCGGCATATGCTCGTCTATTCACTCAATTTGTTGGCTACTTCAACATGATTGCCAACACCAATGCCACAGCGTTAAAAAACATTGCCAACGATACCGGCCTTAAAAAAGGCGCAGGCAAGGCGTTTTATGTGTTGCTCATGGGTGTCTTGATTCCTGCCTGGGTGGCCGAAGCAATTGCCTTGGCAATGCGTGGCGGTCCAGAAGACGAAGACGATGACGGCTATCTGGACGATTGGCTGTCCTCGGTTTTGGGTATGGGTACTCTAAAGTTTGCTTTGGCTGGTGTTCCGATTTTTGGCCAGGTCATCAATGCTGGTATCAACCGATTTAACAGCAACCCAACCGATGACCGTATTTCAGCCAGCCCGGCGGTAAGTCTTATCGAATCTTCTGTGGCCGCTCCGTACTCGGTTTACAAAGCCATCGTAGATGACGGCAGCGCTGCAACAGCCGTGCGTGATGTCAGCACCCTGATGAGCGTAGTAACAGGCCTGCCAATTCGTGGCGTTGCCAGACCGGTGATTTACGGGGTTGGCGTTATGGAAGGTCGAATCGAACCAGAAGGCCCAGCAGACATGATCCGTGGATTGTTGACAGGTACGGCCAGCCCTGAAAGCAGGGTTCAATGACCTATTCAGAAAAGATCATGAATGGGATAATTTGCACCAACCAAATGAGGTAATTAAATGACAGTCGCATCCTCTACCGCACGAGCTTCCTACGCAGGCAACGGGGCCACCCTTGCTTTTGCTGTCAACTTTTACTTTTTAGATGACAGCCATCTTCAGGTCATTATCCGGGCATCGACTGGCACAGAAACTGTCCAGACAATCCTGACCGACTACACGGTAACGGGCGCAGGAAACCCTGCTGGCGGGTCTATCACGTTCTTGTCTGCTCCCGCTATTGGAGAGACTGTCGTTATCGTTCGGAACATTCCCCTGACCCAGCAGACGGACTACCTGGCTAACGACCCGTTCCCAGCAGAGAGCCATGAAGAGGCGCTAGATAAACTGACCATGCTGGTCCAGCAGCAACAAGATGCCATTGGCCGGTCAATTAAGTTATCCACAACCAACACCATTGGATCTACAGAATTTTCAGTTGGAGCTGCTGACCGTGCCAACAAGATCCTTGCTTTTGATGCTGCCGGCGAATTGGCCGTGACTCAGGAACTTGGTGTCTATCGCGGAGACTGGGCAGCAGCTACATCGTATTCAGCACGAGACATCATTAAAGACACCACCAACGACAACATTTACATTTGCTTGGTTGCGCATACGTCAACAGGTTCATTGCCAATCACGACTAATGCTGATGTGGCCAAATGGGCCTTAATTGTTGATTCTCAGGCTGCGTCAACTTCTGAAGCTTTGGCAGCGGACTGGGCCAAGAAGACTGATGGCATTGTTGATTCAACTGATTATTCTGCAAAGGCATGGTCTGTCGGTGGGACTGGAGTTACAAATACTGCAACTCGCGGAGCTTCTAAAGAGTGGGCCACCAAAACTGGCGGTACTGTAGATGGATCTGAATATTCTGCAAAGCATTATTCTGGAGAATCTGCTGCGTCCGCATCGCTTGCTAATGAGTGGGCAACAAAAACTTCCGGGCCTGTTGCTGGTGGAGAATACTCTGCCAAGTACCATGCACAAGATGCCGCATCCAGCGCGTCTGCTGCTGCTTTATCTGCCAATGATGCCGACACAGCAAAGCTGGCTGCTCAGAGTGCGCAATCTTCCGCTGAGTCCGCACGAGATGCGACCCTAGCCGCATTTGATTCTTTTGATGACAGATACCTGGGAACTAAAACATCTGATCCAACATTGGATAATGATGGCAATGCGCTAATTGCTGGTGCGCTGTACTTTAATTCTGTTGCTGGAATTATGAAGGTCTACACCGGGTCGGCCTGGGTAGCTGCTTATGTCACAGGAACAGCAGCAGACATTTCATTTACTCCTGTTGGTGGAATTGCAGCCACTAATGTTCAGGCTGCATTACAAGAGGTTGATTCTGAAAAGATTCCAACCACAGCAATTGGTTCAACCGTCCAGGCTTATGACGCTGATACTGCTAAGACTGATGTAGCACAGACTTTTACCGCTTCCCAGCGTGGAACAGTTACCACAGACAATGACGGCAGCTTTGACTTAAGTGTTACTAATAACTTTGCTTGTACTCCTACTGGTAGCGTAACTCTTACGTTTACCAACATGACTTCTGGACAGTCTGGGTTTATCTTGTTTGTCAATGGCAGCAATTACACAGTATCTGCAGCAGCAACTACTAAGGTATCAGCAACTGCTTTGTCTACCTTGTCTGCTTCTGGTACGTATCTTATCAGCTACTGGACAAATGGCACTAATACCTACATCGTTAACTCAGGAGCACTGAGCTAATGGCTGTCTTACCTGTAGGCATNTCTGGCGAGAGCCAGTATCAAATCTCACGCAGTCTGCGGTTTAACTCTGCGGATAGTGCGTATCTGAATCGCACACCCGGCTCTGCGGGAAACCGTAAGACTTGGACTTGGAGTGGGTGGGTTAAGCGAACAACCCTAGGCGCTGCTTCGGCTATTTTTTCTGTAAAGTTTGGCGCAAACGATACAGACTATTTTGACTTGCGTTTTAATAGTTCAAATGTATTGACGTTTGGAACATGGAACATTGCGCTAAATAACCCAGACCGTTTGTATAGGGATGTCTCAAGCTGGTATCACATTGTTTTGTATGTTGACACAACACAAGCGACATCAACAGATAGATGTAGGCTTTACATCAACGGCGTTAGAGATACAGCAGTAACAGGTTCTGGACTGACATTAAACGCTGATACCGCAATCAACTCTGCAAACGCACACCGACTTGGGTTTGGTGAAGATGTGTCGGCATACAGCAATATGTACCTAACTGAAGTAAACTTCATTGACGGCCAAGCCCTAACGCCATCCAGCTTCGGTGAAACCGACCTGATTACTGGCGTATGGAAGCCAAAGAAATACACAGGCACATACGGCACTAACGGGTTCTATCTNAACTTCTCGGATAACTCTGGCACGACTTCTACCACGCTTGGCAAGGACTCATCAGGTAACGGCAATAACTGGACACCAGTAAACCTATCCGTCACAGCCGGAAGTGGAAACGACAGCCTGGTGGATACGCCTACGCCTTATGGCAGCGACACAGGTGCGGGTGGTGAGGTGCGGGGGAATTACTGCACGTTGAATCCGCTTGTTAGAACAACGTCAACGCTATCAAATGGCAACCTAAC